ACATCGGGCGGCGGCTCTTGGTATTTGCCGGGGTGGAAATCAATCTCGCCCAGCGCCTTGCGAACAACCCACGCAGCCCCGAAGCCGTCTGCACAGTTGCCGTGGTAGATGCACATGCTCATTAGTTTTCCTTATCTGTAGAGTTGCTTGCGGATTTCCTCGCGGATGGCCGCGCGGTCAGGCTCGTAGCGCGGCGGGGTAGTCGGAAGCCCTTTCAGGTCCGCCGTTGGGACGACATCATGCTTGCGACAGTGCTCGCGCATTCCAGCCCGACCCGAAACCACAGTGCCGTCGATAGGCGACACGAAATCAGGAAGGTCCCCCATGACTGTTGGGCCTTTGCGCGATTCCTCCGGGATGACATCGACACCCCGTTCGTAGAGGCGGCCATTGAGTTGAATCCAGCTACGCCTTGCCATGCTTCGTCACCTTCTTGACGGGAGCAGTCGGTTTGGCACTTTGCACAAGTTCTTCTTCCTGCTCGATGGTCATGTCGAAGTCCTTGGGCAGCGGCATCTCGACGTGCTCATCGACGGGCACGCCTTCCAGCGTGATGATGCCAGTCTCCGGATCCAGCATCATGCGGCCGCCCCTGAGATCGGCAGTTCTGTAGCGGTACGAAACGTCAATCATTGTCTGCTTCCTCCTTGGTCGTTTTGGTCATTTCCAGCATGGCCTTGGCGCTGTCGGCAGCCACCTGCGCGTCGAACTTCTCGCGCTGCTGCGCCAACTGTTGTTGGTTCTTCATGGCGTCGTGCTGGAGCGACATCTGGTGCTCCTGCTGCTTGAAGGCGAGTTCCTGCTGCTTCACCTGCATGTCCATCGCCGCTTTCTCGCGGGCGATCTGCATGTCCTGCTGCTTGGCCTGTGACTCAAGCTGGAAGCGTTGTTGCTCCATCTGCATCTCGGCCTGCGCCTTCTGCACGGCGGGGTCGGGCGGGGGAGGCGGCGGGTTCTGAATCTTCTGCATGATGGTGTCGAGGTTCTGGTCGATCACCCCTTCGAGTTCCTGCGCACCCTTGAACCCGGATATGACGTACTTGAGCGTGTTGAACAAGACCGGGGCGGTGTCCGGGAACGCCTTCATGGTCGTTGCCGCCGACTGGAGGAACGTGGCGACGGCGTTGGTGAACTCAACCTTGTCCTTCTTGGCCTGTTCGGTGTCCTCCATCGCCAGACTGTCAGCCTGCACATTGACACGCCACTCGAAGCGTTCATGGTCGCCCTTGAGCAGCGCCACAGCCTCATGGACCAGCGGCGCGTTCTGACTGTCAAGGTAATACTTGAAGTTGGACAGTTCGAGAATCTGTTCGGGGACGAAGTGCCGGCAGATAATCTCGCCCTTGATGCGAAGGATGTCCTGCGCGAACCGGCTGACCTCATCCTGGAGCTTCTGGATGCGGACGTTGGCGAACTTGGCCTTCAACTGTTGCGCCCCAAGCGTCTCGCTCGCCTTGGTGTTGCCACGCACGATGTCGCTGATCCCCGTCAGTTCGTAAATCTGCCCCTTGATATCGTCACGGGCCTGACGCAGCCGCTCCAGCGCGGCGATGACGGCCTCCAGCGGCAGCCAGTCGACAGCGCCCTTGACCCCACCCTTCTCGGCGAACATGGCCCAGTTATCCACAGGCACCATCGTGTTCTCGCTGCCCTGCTGGAGCATGCGCTGGACGCCCGTGGCGTGGGCATCATAGACGCCGACCACCTTGCACGCCTGGACCAGCAGGGAGATGCGGTTGTTGACCAGATCGAGTTCGTTGTACTGGTCCTGCGTCATCACGAAGTCGTTGGTGGGGACACAGTTGGAGGTCGTCATCAAAGCGAACAGCGGCTTGGGACACGGCTCGAAGTCTTCAAGCTGCAACGGGTCATCCACTTCGTCCAGCAGGCCCGGATACGCCTTGGACAGCCACAGCACCTTGCGTGTCTGACGGTCCCAGATCTCGTAGATGATGGCCTTCTGGAGCACGTCGTTCTTGGGGTCGTTGGAGTGGTCACTGCCGATACGCGGGTTGTAGTCCAGCGGTATCTCCTTGCCCTTCTGCTCCCCGAACCGCTTCACCAGCGCGTCCTGGTCCATGTAGGCACGACGGGCGACCCAACGGCGCTCGCGCCACGTCCGGCAGGGAGACCACAGCAGGTCTTCCCAATAGATGTGCTCGATCTCGATCTCTTGCCGGGCGACAACCTCGTAGGACGCCGCTTCCTGCGTAACCTCGCCGGTCAGCGGGTCGGTGATCTCGTCAAGGGTCTTCTCTTCCGTCTCGGTCTCCAGCCGCAGCCACGCACAGCCAAGGCCGGGCACGAGGCGGTCCTGCACCGATTCACGCATGACCTGCCCGAAGTCGCACTCCGGCTCGTCGATGTCCTGCATGATGGTGTTCTGGAGCATGAGCGCCGCCACGCGGGCCGGGTCGTCCATCGCCTGCCCGAAGCGGCGGGTAACAGTCACCTTCGGGATGTTGGAGTACAGCACCGACTCCATGATGCCGACGTTGGCCGAGAAGATGTTGAACTTGCGGTCTGCCTGGTCGGCAGCATCGCGCTCGTCACGGAACCTGCGGTCGGTGTTGCGCCCCTGCCGATGGAACTTGTCCAGTTCCTTCTCGGCCATCGTGATCTCCGCTTTCCACCTGTCATAGCGACTGGCGGGGGTCTCCTCGGTGCGGGAGATCGACTTGATGCGTTCGGCGGTATGGTAGGAGTCGGACATCGTACCTCTAGTTTAACACGCCCGGAGTCTTTTGTCAAGTATCTGAAGCATCAAACACATTACCGCTTCCTCAGCGCTTTCGCGGTCGCATGGGCCTTGGCAGCGTCCGCTGCGTTGAATTCCTTGGCCACTTTCACAGGAACATGGATGCCGGACGATGCCGGGGGTTTCCATCCATGAGCAACAGCAGCCATCAAACGAGCTTGGGAGGGAGATTTACTCGGCATCGCGAAGTATCCTTGAAAGTTGATGAAAACGGCTGTCGGCGGGAACAGCCAACGACATGTTGTAAGCTTTCCTTAGTTCGGGGTCATTGATGATGTCGCGAATTTTGAGGTCCATCGGCATATCAAAAACGTTTTCGTCCACCATTCCTTCGCCGGAGTTGATGTAAAATTCATACGGTTTTGCCGGGTCCAACCTCCTTTTTGGCCCGAATTGCTGGAACCACGGGTCATATTCCACGAACCTTGCTTGGTCTTCCGGAATACTGGACACGTCTTGCAGGCGTAGCTGCGAGGTTTTCATATTCCGCAGCCTATCCGCCACCGGAAGTTTGTCCCCTGTTGGCGCAAGGTGCGACAGACCAGCTATTTGTAGCGCTTGTTCTCCACCAGAGGCATCGTAATGAACAACGTTTGGGTTAAAAGTGGGACGAGCAGTTTCGTACCGCAACGCGTTGTTACCCAAAACCGGATACGCGCCCCCTTCTTCCATCGGCTGATATCCTCTCAACGCTCTCTCGGGACTTTGCCCGGACAATATCTTTCTTGCCCGCGAGCTTTCTGGCCCCAATAGTTGCCTGAGAAGATCCACATTTCTGATTGACCCAACGACACCGTGCCCCGGATCGAGGGCGTCTGTTGTTTGCGTGACCCTTTCTTCCATCGTCAGGGGCCGGTTGGTGAGTTCCCCGCCAGCAGCGACAGGGGCGACCCCGGCGTTTTGATTCCGCAGGTGGCCCACGACCTTTTCAGCATATGCAGTTGGGTCCGCGTAAAGGTCGCTGATATTCCGACCAACCGTCCGTTTGGCGCTGTCGATTCCGGCAAGAAGTTGTTCCAGTGCGCCCATGTTAGATCCTTGAGTTAGCGATGTTTGGCATGTCCTCGAACAGTTGATCGAGGGTCATTTCCTGAATCGTCGGATTGCGCCGGATCGGCACAACGTTCGACGGTAGAGCTAGCGAAAGCAGTCTGCGTCCCATGAGGCCCAAAGCGTCCACTCCGTCGTCCACCCCTTGCCCCATGGCGTTCGGGAACATCAGAAGCTCGGGCACGAGCCATTTTGTAAACGGCGCGTTGGCCGGCATGTACACTTTGCGGCGTTTGAATTGCCCGCGCAGGGGCGCAGCACGTGTTTCCTTGTCTTGTCCGCGCATCGGCATGCGTTTCCAGGGCACGGGGACCCCTCTTTCCCTCGCCCGTGTTGCTACCAGCGGCCCAAAGACCTTGGACGCGTTGTCGTCGTCAATCAACCATTCAACGGGGGAATACGTTTCGCAGAACGACACAATGTCGTTGGAGGAACAATCAACGTCAACGCGCTTCCGCGAAGCATCAATGATATCCCAGTCTCCGTTTGAATCAACTGCCACAATGAAGTGAACTGTGTAGTCCCCTGTATTGACCGACAGAGCCAAGTCTGACATTCCATAGCATACAGTCTCCGGGGAAATGATGGGGGTCGGGCGAAACTGGATTTCCTCGGTGGAAACCCATGACCCTTCGTCGGCGGGCGGTTCTTGCTGGTAGAGCGTCTTCCACTTGAATTCGTCGCGTTTTGCGTCCTCCACCATCCGTTCTGTGAACCATTCCGGCCACAGGCGATCGCCCGGCGAGCGCCCCAGGGCATCTTCCGTGTCCGCTTCCATTCTCAGACGAAGAATTTTCTGTCTCCGGGTCTGTTGAACAGCGTTCCTATCAATCAGATATCCGGCCAGATCGTTCCTCGCCAGCCGTTGGCAGATCAAGATTACTTTGGCGTTCGGTTTCAGGCGCGTCACGAAGTCCGTTTCGTACCATTCGTGGACCTTTTTCAGCTGCGTCAGGCTTTGTGCTTGCTCGAAACCGGAAATCGGGTCGTCGATCAGCCCGACATCGGCCCGGAATCCGAGGATGCCGGACCCGACGCCAGCGGCGTACAGTTCATCGCCCCTTGTGGTTGCCCATCGCGCAGCGGCGGCGGATTCTTTTGATAGTTCGATGTGCGGGAACAGCGTCTGTATTTCTTCTTGCTGCAGCATGCCCCGGATTTTCCGGCTCCAGCGCTCCGCCAGTTCTGACGAATATGAACAGGTAAGCAGACTGATGGGCGTCTTACTAGTGCCGATCGCGAACGGCGGCAGCGCCACAGACGTGTAGTAGCTTTTCGCGCTTCCCGGTGGCGCAAGGATGATCAGTTCATCCCATTCATCGTCGTGTATCAACGCCTGAATATGTTCGCAGATGACCCGGTGGTGCAGCGCCGCTTTCACTTTCAGAGCGTATTCGGCGAACCCGTCCAGCGTCGCCCGTGCGCGTTTTCGGGCCAGTAGTTCCGCAGCCGCTTGGGCGGAGGAAATATTACTCATTAGAGGTTCTTGGCTTTGGGGGCGGAATCTTGCCGAACGGTATGTATTGATTCAGCCATCGGATCAGCAGGGCGTGGGCGATTACGTAGCTTTGCCGCCATTATTTCTGCGTAGTTCATCTAAAATCTTCCGGGAGAATCAGCTCTTTGCCCGATATGGACATGTTCCTTGGGAACAACAATTCGGATTGTTTGAACATTTTATCAATGTCTGGGTCTACCAACGGGGTTCCTTTGGGGGCGACCAGAGAGAGCGACACCCCGAGTGGATTTCCCAGGGCGTCTTCGTAGTTCCAATTTTCGTCGCTGACATCTCGGGCGTATTTCCTGCCCCAATATGGGGAAGTGGATACCGACATGAATGCCGGATCGGGACGGTCGTTGACCATCGCTTTTGGCATCCCCCTATACACCTTAAACGGAGTATCCGACCTAGGGGCTTCCCGCAACACTTTAGTGATCAGGTCTACCCGCTGTTGTTGGTTGGGATTTAAAGGAATCCCTTGTCTGATTCTCTCATGCAACAAGGATGAATGAAAGGGAGTATCAGGATCAACAAAACCCCTCAGAGCATGCCGTTCAAACACCCCCAACGAATTGGCGTACCTTCTAGCTTCTTGCAGCGCCTCTTTAGAAGTCATGGCAGCGATGCCAGCGCCGCCTTTTGCTAGCGCTGCGGCGATAGATTTAGGATTCGGAACAAAATCTTCCGGAGACACCTGTTCCAGCCCCGGTTCTGTTTGCGAAGGAAGTCCGATATAGGGTTCTGGCTCCGGGGGCTGCAGCATGACCGAGCCTCGCATGTTCTTTGACGGGGGCCGGGGTCTCCGCAGCGCGGCGGTGATTATTTCGTTAAAGTTCATTGTTCGCTAACTACCGTTCCAGCGATTCCAGCGGCAGCGATTCTTTCCAGCTGTTCGTCCGACAGCCGCCCGATGTTGTTGATGTTGACGTTGACAGCAGGCGTTTTCTGTGCTTTCGGTGCCACGTATTCCACGATCCGCATCGCCACTTCGGGGTTGAATTTGCAGACTTCCATTTCTTCCCCTGCCTGTGTTACTACCGGCACCGGTTCGTCTCCCATCACCATTGGGAACAGCCGCAGCAGCTGCGCCTTCACCCATTTCTCGTTCAGGAAGTCTATCCCGTCCAGTTCCGCTTGCACTTCCGATATCGCACGTTTTATCTCCGTGCGTTGCAGCAACCGCTTCCCCTCGCTCGTATTCTTACCGATCGCCCCACATGCCAGGGGCAGCGAGTAGCTGTTCTCTATGTAAGCAGCAACGAACGCCTGTTCATCCTGACGCAGCACGGGCCAGTAGGTAAGTGTTTGTTGCACTACTAGCGCTGTCGAATCCATTCAGAGTCCTTTCAAGCATCCGTTCCCTGTCAACAGGCATCGCGGCCACACGTAATTGCAAATCCAGCAGCCAGCGGCGTAAATACAGCGCGCTCTCCGAGTACCCGTTCGGCAGAGCAGTGTTTGCTAGCTGTTGCAGTATGGCAGGGACAGGGGCATCCATGGCTCTAGTTTACCACAGCCGGGCCGTTTTGTCAAGTATGCAGGGCGTGGAACAGCCCGCGCCGGGGCGCGCCGGGGATGGGGATGGGAGTCCTTTATCGCGGATGGGAGGAAGAGGTTCGCGGACGGAAACCTTTGGCCTCAAGCAAAGGCAGGGGCACTTGCCTCGAACCCAGGGGGTATGGAACAAGGACAGGGAACAAAGAACAAGGAACAAGGAACAAAGGAACGCGAGCAAATAGCAAATAGCGAGCGCTCACTGTCCTCGGTCCGTGTTCCCCGTGCTTGCACCCCCTGCCGGCAGCAAACGCCCCCTGCCGGCGTGCTTACTGTATCGGGACCAGCGACAGGGGCCGGGGGCCGCCCGACCGCCCATCGGCGGAAGTGTGTTACACAGACCGCGACCCCGGCCGGGGGTCGATGCCCACCGACCGCGCCGAGGCCGACCGGCGGCCACCGGGATACCGCCGCGGGCGACCGGCGACCGGCGACCGGCGACCGGCGACCGGGGCCAGCGGACCAGCAGCGCCCGACCCAACAGCCGGCGACCAGCGGACCAGCGGCCAGCAGCACCCAACCCAGCAGCAGCAGGCGATGAGGCCCCATCAGAAACGGGTGGGATCCGGTCTCAGAAGTATATTTCGATTCGGGGCGGTCCGGAAGAGAGAGAGATTCTCCTAGGGGAGGTTGAGTCCTCACCACCTCTCCTCTCTCTCCGTCCCCCCGGCGGACCGCGCCCCACCCGAGCCGGGGTGCCTGTACCTCCTTTCCCCTATCGCCCCCCGAGGCCCGCCGGTCGGGGCCTGCGCCTTCTGTCGCCCCCCGCTTCATACCTGATCGCTGGCCCCTTGTTTATTGGGGTCGGGAGGAACACCCGAACGAGAGAAGAGGTCGTGGGGATCGGCCCACGTGCATCTCTTATCGCTGCTGTCTGTGCCGATCGGGATGAGGACCCCCGAGCGCCCATCCGGCGATACGGGGAGGTACCACCCTACCCGTTCGTACTCGCCCCACTACCGTTCGTCGCCTGGCGTCTGTTACCGGCACGGAGATACTTGACACGGGCGGGCGTCTCTGGTATACTAGAGGTCTGGTGGCGCTGGGCCTGCCACCGGACCCCTTCCCCCGGCCCACCTGCAGAGCGCGAAGCGATCTGGAGGAATTAAAGGAGATTTTGAGATGACCAAGACCACCACCACCACCACCACTTTCGCCATCGGCGATCGCGTCGAGGCTGACCTGCCTACCGGCACGGCCACCGGCACCCTGACGGCCATCAGCAAGGGCTGGTACGTCGTCGAGCTGGACGAGGAAAGCGCCGAGGAACACGAACGCGAAAAGGCGTCTGTCCGGGCTGCCTCCCTGCGCCCTGCCCCCGCTGACGACACCGACGACGACGACGAGATCGATGGCGAGCACCACGACGACCTGGGCGAGAACGGGAACCCGATCCCGATGGACGACGACGACGACGACGAGATCGACGAGGCCCTGGAAGAAGCCGAAAAGCACGCCAGCCAGATGGCCGAGGCCCTGCGCAAGGCACGGGTCCGCTATCAGAAAACACGCCGCCCGGCAGGCGCTGCCAGCGCTGACTGCGCCGATCTGATCGCCAAGGAGCTGCGCGATTACGAGCCGCTGGAGGTCGCTGCCATCGCCGACCGCTGTTTTGACCTGCCGAAAGGAACGCACGCCGCCAAGTATGCCCACCTGAACAACGGCCAGATCCGCATGAACTGCGGCAACAAGATCCGGGCTGCGTGGAAGAAAGGCGATGAGGAGGTCTGCAAGCGAATCGCCTACGTCCTGGGCCTGGACCATGACGAACTGGCTTCCATCGAGGACCGTGGGCCGGAGGGTCTGGAGGACCTGCAGCCGACCGAGAAGTAACAGGTTCGATGCGCCCCATGGGAGCGATCCTCCCGTGGGGTGGCATTGACGAGTCCAGCCAACCAAGGAAACCGAGATGAGAATCAACACCAACACTCCTGCCGACATGCTCTGCGCCACCGGCAATCGCCCACTTTACTTCGAAGTCCAGCCCTGGCTCGAACACGAAACGGTGGCCGATGGCCTGCCGTCCCACCCGCTGGACGCTCCTGCGTTCGCCCATGCTGGCGCAGCTTGCAAATACGACGACGGCACGCCCATGCCCCGGATCGTCATCCTTGATGGGAGGATGGTATGAGCACCGATTACACCCTGAAGGGCAACCCCACCCGCAAGCGCCTGGAAAAAGTCCTGACCGAGGAGGAGCTGTGAGAACCATCGCTGCTTTGCTGGCCCTGCTCGACGTGGCGGCCACCGGCCTGCTGGCCATCGTTGGTCCGATCATTGGGATCGCCCTGCTGGCCCTGGTCCTGACAGCCGACCGCTGGCTGATCTACGCCATCGGGGGTCCGCTGATCCTCTGGGTTCTGTGGATGGTCCGCCCGACGAAAAACCCGTAGTTTGACCTTGACACGGGCATGGACCCGTGATAGACTAGAGGTCTGGTGCCGCCGGGGGCACCGGATTTCCCCTTTCTCACCCGGTAGGAGATTTTGAGATGAACAAGATTAACGCCAAGCCCGCCAATCCCCCGATGTCGAAGGTTTCCTTCGGTAACTACGGGTCTGCCTCGATCCTCGTTCCCGCTGCAAAGCTCGGCGAACTCATCAACCTGCTGGCCCACTGTAAGATCGTCACGACCGAATGGGTCGACGGCTGCGACTATGCTGATGTGCTGATGGAACGCAAGGTCGAGATCGATCTGCAAGCGCAAGCTCCGATCAGCCGCGATGAATACGACGCCATCCGCGAAGCGATCAAGGCCGAGAAGGAAGCCGCCGAGAAGGAAGCCGCCGAGAAGGAAGCCATCTAGGCTGCCAGCCAGGACCCCTGCCAAAACGGGGGTCCGAACGGGCAATCTGGCTCGCAACAAGGAGAAACGAAATGCGCGAAATGCACGAAGCAACCGTCAAGGATCAGGTGGTTACGATCACCTGGAACAGGCGCGAAAAGACCGTCACGATTACCGGCCTGTACGGGACCCGCGCCGTGCGCGAGAACAACCCGGTGGAGATCGGCATGGTGGTTCTGGAGCTGATGACCGGTGAGTTTATCGGCCCCCCGGAAGCCTACCGGACCTGCGAAGAGGAAGGCGAAAAATGAACGAGGAACACAAGATCAGGTCGCTGCGGGCGTCAGTAGTCACGATGCTAGTGACGCTCAAGACCGCTGAGGACGAGTCAAAGGACAACGCCCAATCGTATCGGGAAGCGATCGAAGAGACCCTCGACGAATACCTGTACGACATCAAGCCGGATCCGACTGCTTGGCCCAGCCTGAAAACCAAGCTGTTCTACGATGTCTACCTGCTCCAGCGCAAGGAAGAAGGAACGCTGACGCCGGGCGATCTGGTCCGGACCGGCCTGACGATCGGCCAGTTTTCTGACAGCGTATCCTATCACCAGCATTGCATCCGGGTCAGCGAGAATCGCAGGGCCGATTTCAACGAGGCGCAAACCAAAGTCTGCACGTCTTGTGGAGAAGAGAAGTCTGCCAGCAAGTTCAAGAGAAGGGGCGGGGCCAAGTGCAACGCCTGCCGTAGCAAGGAATACCGGGAGCGTCGCCGTGAAGCTTAATGTGGAGTTCAAAGAAGGCACAAACCATGCCTGGCTGATCGGCGACGAAAGCACAGAGCTGTTCGTCCAGCGGCCATTTGACGCTTTAACGGTGACCAACGGTGAGCTTACCTGTTGGATTCCGAGCGACATGGCCGATGAAATTCGCGACGACAACGAAGACGACTACCGGCCCGATTCTGTTTTCGTGTGCTGCGCATCCGACCTGAAAACCGAAGTCTATCAGGTGACGGAGGCTGTCACTTTTGCCGGGGGCAGCATCCTGCTGTTCCTAAAACAAGCTGTAACGATCCACTGATGTTTGACCCATGTTTAACTTGACACAGGCCCTCTCCTGTGTTAGACTAGAGGTTGGGGCCACCCGGCCCTGCCACCTACCCTTCTAAGGAGAACTGAAATGACCGAAGCAACCGCAGCCCCGGCGAAAGCCACCATCCGTCCGAACATCGCCAACATGGTCAAGACCAAGGGCGGAAGCTACCACAAGGACGACTTCATCGGCACGACCCTCGCCGGCCTGACCGTCGATCAGGTCAAGGTCGTCGCCGTCGAGATGGGAATCGACGTCGAGAAGTACGCTCACCTGAACCCTGGCCAGATTCGCATGACCCTGGGCAACAAGCTGCGCGCCATCTGCGCCGACGTTTCCGAGGAAGGTCTGGAAGGTAAGGCGCTCGACGACGCGATCGCCGCCAATGTCGCTTCCGAAGAAGCCCGCGATGCCGTCGAGAACCTGGCTTCCGCGATGAAGAACGATAACGAAGCCGCCAAGATCGCTGCCGACGCCGAAAAGGCCGCTGCCAAGGCCGAAAAGGCCGCTGCCAAAAAAGCCGAGAAGGCCGCGAAGAAGGCCAAGGTTGGCGACGCCGCCGCTGGCGAAGGCGATACCACGGATTAATCCCCGAATCCCTCTCGTTTGCTGGTGTCCGAGCCGAACAACCAGCGCTTTTTCCAATAGCATTGATAGGGATAACGATGCAAGTGGTTCTTGAAGAAGGCGTTATCGTCTTTCGTCTGCCTTACGCCCTCAACTATAAAGCAAAAGCAGCTGGCGCTCGCTGGCACCCGGCCTCCAAGACCTGGAGGACTAAACCTAACAAACTGTCGGCAGCAGCGATCCTTGCCAACTTCCCCAAAGAAAACGTCGACCCGGCCATCGTCCAGATGGTCGAAGTATCGGAGGCCATGCCCGACATGCCTTGCGATCCGGATGCCCTGCTCCGGGGAGTCGCCCTGCGTCCACGACAGCGCCAGGGAATAGAGAAGGCATGGCCCCACGTCGGATTCGCCCTGTTTTGGGTGATGGGTGCCGGCAAGACACTTTCCACGATAGCGCTCGCCAACATGAGGCGAGAGGCCGGGCAGATCGACCGATTACTGATCATCTGCCCAACATCAGTTAAAGGCGTCTGGAAAAAAGAGTTCGACCGATACAGCGCCCTGCCGGCCCAATTGCAAGTAATGGAGGCCGGACAGAAGCTGGCCCCCTGGAGAGACTTTCCCATACTGGTAGTCGGCATCGAGGCTCTGTCGCAGGGGAGCGGCTCGATCATCGCCAAAGGATTCACAGCAGCTGGCAGGACGATGGTGGTCGTCGACGAGTCCAGCAACATCAAGAACTACGACGCCAAAAGAACCGAGGAGAGCTGGGAAATCGGGCAGCACGCTAATTTCCGGCTGATCCTCACCGGCACGAACGTAACGCAGGGGATACAGGACCTGTTCGCCCAGATGTATTTTGTTGATCCGATGATAATCGGCGAACTGTCCTACTACTCGTTCCGCAACAAATACTGCGTGATGGGCGGCTTCGAAAACAGGAAGATAATCGGTTACACGAATGTCGATCACCTGTTCAACCTGATCAGGCCCCGCTGCGACGTAATACGCAAGGGCGACATGAAGCTGCCGCCGAAGCAGTACCAGATCCGGGAGGTCAAGGCCACTGCCGAGCAGGTCAGAGCCTGCAAGGAGCTGGCCCGCGAAATGACGACGCGGCTTGGGGACCGGATAATCAACGTCCAGAATGCCCTCGACGCCCTGCTGCGATTCCAGCAAATATCGGGCGGATTCGATCCAGACGGCAACCCGCTTTCAAAGAACCCGAAGCTGACCGAGCTGGTGGCCCTGCTCGACGAGTTCGATGGGAAAGCGATCATATGGGCGAGATACCTGCCAGAAGTCCACGCCATCACTGCTGAACTGGAGAAGCGTTGGCCCGGCAGCACGTTTACCCTACATGGGGAGGTCCCGCCAGCGCACCGCCAGCCGATGGTGGACAGGTTCCAAACAGAGCCTGACAAGAGATTCTTTGTCGCCAACCAAGCGACCGGGGCCAAGGGACTGACGCTGACGGCAGCAACCCTGTCCGTGTATTACAGCAACACGTTTTCGCTGGAGGATCGGGAGCAGAGCGAAGACCGGAATCACCGGATCGGCCAGGAAAACGCCGTCACGTACGTGGATTTGGTCAGCGATCTTAAGGTCGACCATCACGTGGTAACTGCCCTGCTGAACAAGAAAGATGTGTCCGAGTATGTTAACCGGGGGCTGCGGGTCGTGGACATGCTTTAGGACCGTTTGGACTAGACAGCGGGGGCCGGATGTGGTAGACTAGAGGTCTGGGGGAGAGGTCCCCCGACATAGGAGAATCTAGATGAACGAGTTGAAGACGATGTGCTGGCGGATGCGGATGCTCCAGCGCGAGAAGGAAGAACTGGAAGAAACGCTCAAGGGCATCAACAGGGACCTGGACGAGTTGCGCCTGCGGGCGATCCCCGAGTGGATGGCCGAGAACGACATCCGCACGGCAACATTCGACGGCATCGGGCGGGTCCAGCTGGCAATGGACTGCTATGCCACCATCAAGGACAAGGCCGCTGGCTACCAGTGGCTGCAAGAACACGGCTATGACGGGCTGATCACGGATTACATCCAGCCGTCGACCTTCAAGGCCGCTGTCAAGGACGCTCTCAAGAACGGTCAAACGTTCCCCGAGGAGCTGTTCAACATCACGCCCTTCACCAGGGCATCCATCGTATCAATCAAGAGTTAAGGAGAAGTTCAAATGACTAAGAAACAAGAGAGCACCGCTGTCGCCAACGTTATAGCCGGCGTACAGGAAGAAATGCCCGAGTGGCTCCAGAAGGGCAACGCCGGGTCCGAGGACGTGACCTCCAAGGACATGATACTGCCGCGCGTCGATGTCCTGCAGGCCCTGTCGCCGCAGATCAAGAAGTCCGACCCCAACTACATCGACGGGGCCGAGCAGGGCATGATCTTCAACACCGTCACCGGCGAGATCTACGGCTCCAGCACAACGTTCATTCCGGCCCTGTTCCGTAAGGAATTCACCGTCTGGAAGCTGCGCAAGGCGGGCGGCGGTTTCTGCGGGGCCTACCCGACCAGGGAAGAGGGCGAGGCCACTGTCGCCGCGATGCAGAACCCCGCTGATTACGAGTGCGTCGAGTCCCACCAGCATTTCGGCATCCTGCTGACCGACCACGGCCCGGAAGAGGCGGTCTTCTCAATGACCAAATCCAAGCTCAAGGTCAGCCGTGCCCTCAACACCCTGGTCCAGATCGCGGGCGTTGACCGTTTCGCCAAGGCATACCGGGTCGACGCGATCGAAACGTCCAGCGACAAGGGCGACTTCTGGTCCTTCAAGGTCCATCCGGCAGGCTTCGTGTCCAAGGAACTGTACGAACGCGGCAAGGCCCTGTACGAGATGATCAAGGCCGGTGCTGCCGACGTTGACCGTACTGCTCCCGAGGCTCCGGCCTACCACGGCTCGGCGGAGCTGTAAGATGGCGGGCAACTTCCAACATCGGGAGCTGTCCGGCTCCTTGTTCAAGAACGATCGTAAGGAGCAGCCCAACCACCCCGACTATCGCGGCGACTGCCTGATTGATGGCGTGGCGTATTGGGCGTCCGGCTGGATCAAGACGACGCAACGCGGCGACAAGTTCCTGTCGATGGCGTTCACCCGCAAGGCTGACAAAGACCAGCCGGACGGGGACGGAGGTTTCTCCCAGCCGAGGCCGTCGCCGTCATTGGGCGACGACGA